TGCAACCTGACTATCTCTCATATAGGCAGTTTCTTTAATGCCTAACTTATCTAAATCTTCTTTAGTCATATCATTGGCTGCTGTTTTCATTTCATCATTATGAATATCTTTACCATCTATTGTTTGAGCGGGTTGTAATTTACTCGTACCTATTTTAATTATCCTATCACAATCGGATTCAGAGATAGCTTTGTTATAGTAAATGTATGGATTTTTTAAAAGCATTAAATCACACCAGAAGTAAATTTACGCCAGTCTATTGCATTTTTAATTGTAAAGGTTCTATTAGAAATAATCTTTAAAGTTTTTTCTAAGTAGTCAACCGTAGTTTCAATATAAGTTACCTTTTGTTCTAACTTATTTACCTCAGGATCAGATTTGATATACTTATCAACATCTTGCCTTAACACTTTTAAATTAAAAGGTTTTTCCTGATATACTGCTGGGTCTGCTTTACCTGTATAGTATTCCCATTTTTCTCTTGTAATTCTTGCTAAGTCTTGTTCAGCAACCTTTAAAAGATTTTTATATTTGTTATAATACTTTGAATATTTGTTGTGTAATTGTGGCGTTTTAAGAGACTCTAAATCAAGTTCAGTATCGTTAATCTTCAAGTCTTTATCAGCCAGATTTTGTAGTTCTTCTAATGTCATAATATCTCCATTATATCATCATTGACAAAAAATGTCAAGGATTATGTAGTAGTTTCAATAGTACCTGAACCACCGACATTTGCAAATTCGTATATAGTATATGCGAAGGACACACTAGCAGTTAGGTATTGTATGTCAGTTTCTTGTTGATTATAGTTAAGTCCTGATAATGATATGGGGTAAAGATTTCTAAATCTTACCTCTATATTAGAATTATTTTTACTTGTCAATGAGAATAGTGTAGCGTCTGAGTATATTCCACCATCATCTGACACTTGTTTTCTTATCTTACCTATCTCCTTAGATAGACCTGGATCTTTAGATGTAGGATATCTATCTGTGCCAGCTGCCACTAATGATCTAAATTGTGAGTGATCTTTAGGAAAACCAATACCTGTCAACCAACCATGTATCTCTCTATAATTTTCTAAGTTCTCATCTATCAAAAATGTGATCTCTAAGTTGTCATAACTTAATTTATCGCCTGGTATAGGTATATCTTTTAGGGGTGTAGGTTGTTCAGCAGAACCTAATGATATGCCTGGTATGTTTGCAGCCGTGCAAAAATATTCTACCTTAGGTAATTTAGATATACTAAACCTAAACTTAGTAGGTTCTGCATAATCTAATTTTGTAGGCTGTCTTTGTAAAACCGTTGTGACCATATACTATTTATCTGTTTGTTTATCTACTTCTTCCCACTCTTTTTCTGTGGCTTCTTGTATCAGTTTTTGATCTGATTCAGATACCTTATCTTTACTTTTAAAATTATCTATTCTATCCATAAACTTATCCCATATATCAATGTCTGCTTTATATGAACAAGATGATAGAAAAAGTGTAATTATTATTATTAGATATTTCATATTAGTATTTATTAGGCTAAAAAAAAGGGGGCCGAAGCCCCCTTTAATTCGTTGTTCAAACAACATTATGGATTACATAATGTTTGTAACCTGTACTCTTCTGTAATATCTGTTTGAAGATAATGCAGTTAAGCCATCAGCTGTGATTGAACCAGTACCAGTCACATCACTACCAGCAAATGGGTTCGCTACTAGACCATATCTAGTTTTGAAACCAATTTTTGGTTGGAATGAGTCTTGTCCTACTGCTCTTACCATTTGTAGTGGTACATATGGGCAATAGAAAATACCAGCGTCATAAGGTGAAGTACCTTTATAACCAACAACGTAGTATTGTTTAGCAGGTGAAGCGTTAGACGCCAAGTTTGCAGCATATGGGTCGATATATACTTTGTATTTACCGTTTAATACACCAGCAAAAGTGTTTCCTGTGTCATCAACATTTAGATTGTTGTTTAACGCAGGTGTGTAGTCTAACACGCCAGCCATTTGTAATGCAGAGGCAACATCTGAAGAACAGATAATTATGTTACCTTTTCCTCTTCTTGTTCTCTGAGCGATTACATTTGCGTCTCTCTCAACTTGGAACATTAATCCTTTGAATCTCTCAACAGACCATCTTCCATTTGAGTCAGTATCTAAGTCAAAGATACCAGCAGTTGTTGTGTTGATTGCAGCGTCTGAGTTATCGTTATCAGCAGCACCTACTTCAGCGCCTCTATATACTGATCTTACAACTTCTCTATTGATTTCCGCAAGGATCTCAGCAGATAAGATGTTTGATAATTCAGTTTCAGCGTCTAAACCATGGATTGCTTTAAGGTCTTGAGCAAGTTCCATAGTGTATTCTGCTTTAAGAGCTCTTGACTTCGCAGTCACCGTTGACTTCTCAATTGAGAAAGCCATTTCAGCAAATTGTGAAGCGTCAGAACCATGGCCTAAGCCTTCAGCAGCCGCTGTTGTCATACCAGTTCCAGTAGTGTAGTTTGGTCCTGCACCTGGAATTGGAGCGTCATTTAGCACAGCAGGGTTTTCGCCTGATTGTGCAGCTGATGAGAATCCGTTTGCACTAGATCCCGCAGCTGATCTTCCAGAAAAATCTGTATCAGCTTCGTCAAAAAGAGCCTCTGTACCAGATTGGCTTGAGAATCTACTTCTCATAGCAAATATAAGGCCAGTTGGACCTGACATTGGTTGCACACCACAAATGTCGTATGCGATCAAGTTAGGCATAGCTCTTCTAACTAGGGAAATAAGGATCGGATTCCAGTTTGAAATTGATGAACCTGTAGCGTTAGCAGGAGCTGACTCAGACATAAACTGAGCGTCTTCTTTTAACGACTTCTCTTGGTTCTCCAATATAACTGAAGTGACTGCTCTTTTATAATTATCCTGGATTTTTGGTAAATCAGGATGATCTAAAACAGGCTGCCACTTGTTTTGTATTGATTCAGATAAAAACATTTTTTATCTCTCCTTTTTCTCTTTAGTTAATTAACTACCAAGAAATTAATATAATTTCTTGTTTTTTGTTTTACTAATTGCAGCAGTATAAGCAGCCATAGACTCATTTAACTCGGGAGTCTGGTTTGTGTCTGCCACTTCATTAGATTCAGTATCACTCGCTTTCTGAGCAGGGAAATAAGAGTTCTTAATTGTCTCTACTTTTCCTCTGTAATCAGCAGCGTCAACATATTCAATACTTTCTGCTAAACCTTTAAGTTTTTCTTTTTCAGTTTCAGCAAGATCACTAGATACATCATTGATGATTTCGTCTCTAGCAAATTCACCGATCTTCTGGTTTAACTCAACATTGTTTTCAATTTTTGAGTTTAACTCTTCTTTTAACTTAACTATTTGTTTAGCTTGATCCTCAACAACATCAAACTTGCTATCTGGCATGTCAATGTAGTGAGTCTCAAAAAGTTTTTTAAGACCACCGATAAAGTCTTCAGTAATTTCTGACTTCAGACCTTTCTCAATAGCCAACTCGTTGTCTTTCATCCACTCTTCAACAACATAGTTTAGATAAGCGTCAACTTTTTCTACGATCTCAGCTTTTTCGTCTTCTACTTTTTCTGCGACCTTAGATTCGTATTCACTCTCTAATTTCTCAATTTCTTCTACTAATTTTGCTTTTACAGCACTTTCAAAGATAGTTGCAGCTTTTTGTTTAAACTCTTCAGATAACTCTTCGCCATCAGTTAGAGCAGAAACATCTTCTTTCATGTCCATATCTTTTACTTTTTCTTTAGCAGAAGCTTTGATTTCTTTCTTCTTCTCGTCTTCTTCTTTCATCTCTTTGTCATAAGAAGCCATCATTTTTTCTTTATCATTAAGCTCTTTTTTCATTTTCTCAATTTCAGCCTTAAGCATTTCTTTTTCTTTTTCTGCTTTTAACTCTTTCTTATCATCTTCTTCTTTCATCTCTTTATCTTTTTGAGCTTTGATTTCTTTTTTGTCGTCTTCTTTTTCTTCTTTTTTGTCCTGAGATTTTTTCAAAGCGTCTAACGCAGCCTTAGGCATTTCGCCTTCTTTCATGTCTTCTTTATCTTTCTCGGCATTGACTTTTTTCATCGCCATTGCTTTGATTTCTTTTTTAGCTTCGTCTTCTTCTTTCATTTCTTTTTCTTTTTCAGCGTTCATTTTTTTGATGTCTGCTTGTGCTTTCATCATTTTTTCTTTGTCCGCCATCGCTTTAATATCATCTTTTTTCTCTTCAGCTTCTTTGACATCTTCTTTATCATGTTCAGTTTCTTTCATTTCTTTGTCATTTTGAGCTTTAAGAGATTGCATAGCATCAGCTGGTCCTGCACTTTTTTGGTGTGGGTCACCTGTAATGTGGTTAACCCCTTGTGCGAAATCAATTTTGCCATCAGTTGGGCTTGTAACCGCTTTACTGATAACATTCTGAATAGTTGCACCTAAAGACTTTGGTGCCTCAGCTGGAGCAGCATTTTTCTTAGGAGCGTCAGGTGCTGTTTGCGCCTGCATGTCCATTTTCTTGCCGTTTTCCATTATGGTTTCCTCTTAATAGTTAGTTTATTATTGCAATAATATTGACTTATTTTTAAATAAAGTCAACCATTATTTATAAAATTACAGCTTTTTAAGAAACGATTCGAAGACTTTTGCGTTAATCTCTGCTCGTTTCATTCTATCGTTCTTATCTGCTTGTAATTTTAATTTCTTAACCTCTGCCTCTTTCAAAATCCCATTATCCCAAACCCACTCTTTTCCTTCCATTATGCCTTCTACGAAAGCGTCTGGAGCACTTGGGTCTGCGACTATATCAGCCGCTGTTGCAAGGTAAAAATCGTTGTTGACTACATTGGCACCGCCGTTTTGTGAAAGTGTGCCCATACCTCGGGAAGAAACGCCTAGTCTTGCACCTTCATCTATAAGTGATTTCACAATTTTTCCATATGGTGTGTCTAAGACTCTTGCTTCGCCGATAAAATTATTGCCTTCTGGATAGAGAGCTCTTATCATGTGCGATACTCTTTCTAAGTTCACGGTAGGTCCATCAGGATGTCCGAGTTCGCCAAAAGCTCTTTTCTTGTTGATAAATTCTCTATTATATCTTGCTACTTCTCTTTGAAGAATCTCTTTAGGATACATTCTGCCATTCTTATTTTTAATGTCAGATTGCATAAAGATACCCTTAATGGCATAGTTTTTCTTGCCATCTGTTTCTTCTACAATGTATTCCGCTTGTTCTATTTCTTCGGTAATTAGCTTCATAAGTATCTATCTCTTAATTTCTCTTCTAATATTTATACAAATAATTATCTAAACTCAACAATAATCGTATAATTATCACCGTTTGCAAAATTCTTTGTACTTAACAATACATCACCTGTTGGTGTTGTAGAGTTGTTTGTAATCTCATTACCTGCGTCTCTTAAATCCCAAAAACCGTGACCAGACAACAAAACTGCGGTAGCGTTTGTTGCGCCATCCCATGTTAGTTCTACTGCTGATTTAGAATCTGAGGTATTAATTGACCAATATATCTTAGATATTTTTCTATTACCATCTTCAGTCATAAAAGTTGTTTCAGAAGCGTCAACTTTTTTAACATCTGTCTCACCTGTACCATCAGAAAAATTTGTAAGTTTGGTTGTAAATTTAACACCAGAAGTATCTGCGATAGTTAAACTTGATACGGTATCAGCCATTTGTAAATCCTTTTTCTTTTTTAAATTCTACTACTATATTGTACTTTGTTATTGTACTATCAGTTGATACAAGCACACTTCCTGTTGGGTTAGTTAGAGATGTGCCTGTATCTCCTTGTTTAATTTTAGGTTCTGTCTTTTTCAGACCATAGTTTCCACGACCACTAAATTTAGTATCAACTTCCTCATCTGTCTCAGCGTCAAAGAAAAATGTTAAATTTCCTGTGCCTAAGATTTCATGGTATACATGGGCAATTGACAAGTTAGGACTTGATGTTGCACCTGATACTTTAGTTGCGTCTAATATAATACCCTTTGTCTCACCACCTACACCATTTGCTTTTACAATTACTTTTTGAGTATCATCAGCCAATGTTGTTGTAGTGATTGTCATTATTAACTATAATTAAAATTATCTTTTACTAAATCTAATACAATATATCCTGTGCAAGAAGAAGCTGCTGACTCAATATCGCCGTCTGTTGCGTGAGTAGCTGCCCCTGCTGTATTCTTAATAGTGCCACCATTATAGATACCAGTTCCTGTCAATGTAATTGCTTTTTCATTAGTTGCACTATTTTTTACAAAATTTATTGTTGTTGAACCTGAAAGAGCAAACTCTATGTGTCTGATCTTTAATTGTCCACCATTTTGATGTGCATTTAATCCTGAAGCGTCAACTACGGTTGAGGTGCTGCTATCTGCTTGTAGTGTCACTAGTACCCTTGCAAATCCTTTTGTATCGGATAGTGTTCTGCTTTGTACTGCCATTTGCTATTCTCTCTTCCTTTATCTTCTTAGTATTGTTAGTGTTTCTTTATCAAAGTAATTCATTAAATCTTTCACATTAACATTATGTTGTTTAGCAGCTGCTTTTACATTTTTTTCAAAGTCAGCGATTACATCACCTGACTTATCAACAGCTCTAAAAACCATATCTACAGCTCTCTTCATCTTAGGCGAAAGTTTATTATATTGCCTAGTTCGCTTGTAGTCGTTTGATTCCGATATATGTTCTTCTTTAAACTTCCGTAGGTGTTTCATCAGTTGTTGGTGCCTCTGCCTCTGGTTGTTCTATATTCTGTCCTGAGAATACATCGGCCTCTGGTGCTTGTACACCTTGAGCGCCTGTGAACATTGATTTACTCACATCAACTTTCTGATCGTCTAATGCAGCTGTAACCTTATCACCGATAGCAGTTTTAAGTGCTTCACCAGCTCCAGTTGCGTCACCTTTTGTTAAAGTATCTACAAAATTTTTAACATCTTCTTTTGCCATTATTTTTCTCCTTCACCAGGTTGTTCTGGTTGTTGTTCTGGTTGTTCTTGCTCAGACGCAATTTCATTATCAATAGTCTTTTGTTCTAACTCATTTTGTTTTAAAATTTTAGTTCTAACATATTGATTACTGAAATATTTGCCTACATATTGTTCTAAATCTCTAGCAAGACCAACTCTTTCTCTCATCATTTCGGTATGTTTTAACTCAGCGAAATAACCATCTTGTAAAAAGTTATATGTTATGTCGCCTTGCATTGTATCCCATTCCTCAGGTGCAATAACACCTTTTAAGATTAATTGAGTTTTTAATAAGTCATGGAATAAAGCAGTAAATTTCTTTCTTAATCTGCCAACAAATTTAGTAAATTTAACTTCATCTCTACTAATTTCTGAAGCACGACCTAGATTGAAACCTGAACCACTTTCTAATCTACTAATAGGTACATTTAAAGACCTATATAATTTTCTTTGAAAATACTCTATGTCAGCAATCTCTCCTAAGTTTTGACCACCAGGTAAAGTAGTAATCTCAGTACCTCTACCACCTTCTCTTCTTGGTAACCAAAAGTCTTCAAGCATTGACATATAGTTTCTGTCATCTCTTATCTCACCTGTACTTGCGTCATATACAAGTTTGTTTCTATATCTTGCCATAACATCTCTTAGATATTGTTCGGCTTTGATTTTAGGTAAATTACCCACATCAATATAGAATATTCTTCTCTCAGGTGCCCTAGCAATTCTATATATTACAACAGCGTCTTCAATCATTCTTAACTGATTGACAGGTTTAATTGCTTTGTGTAGATAAGATAATACTAA